AACTGCGATCTTGTTTAGCTGGCAATGATTGCACAACATATGTAGGGAACCTCTAAAACTTTGGTTAAAAACCATAGCGGACAGTAAGGGTTAGTAACCCTTACCGAAGAGCTAAGTTTTAGGAACTCCTGGTAGTTCACTGCTTCTGGCAATGCTTATTGCGTGAAAGCAAGTGCTCGCCGTTGTGGAACCTTCTAATATTTACTTTCATAAATAAAAGATCATTTCCCGCCGGAGGCATGGAGGCAGTAGTTAAACATGTCTGGAGTCCTTTAATTGAACTTTTTACCGTCTTAGGTGTTAATTCAAAACGTCTTAGAGCCGCTACAGGGCAGTACATAGCTTTGGCTATTCGTATTCGTGATTCTCACAATCTTAATGAATGTGTTGAATTAATGAATGACTTGTACAAGCTAGGTAAGGAGATCGCCTTTGACCAGACTGTTGTTCAGACTAAACCAAAATTTTGGTTGAAGTGTGATAAACAGGGTTGGCCAATACGTGTCTCAATGCTAGGAAGACTCTTGAGAGGTAACATTTGGGAAAAGAGAGCAGCCATTACGATTTTATCTTTCGTAAGGTTACTCAAACTTCCCCCTATGTTAAAGTTAGATACAATTCTAACTCCTTTCAAGGGTGATCCCATTGCGTATCCTACATTTCTCAAACAATTTGAGAATTGGGTACAACAGACCAAACAGATCCGATTAGGAAAAGTTAGGACTGTTGAATCGCCTCATAGCCTTCATGTTAGTTTGCATGGTGGCCCCAACGGGGTAGCCATACTTACAGCATTGAAAGACTTAGCGGCAATTCGCAACTCACCAGATGCTTGGAGAAGCCTGGTGAGAGGTATCAAATTACTCAAACGTAGGGACCTACACCGCATGGTGTATGCCTTGAAGGACGCACCTCTTACATTAGAATTATGTAAGAAGGAACACAACCTTGCTAAGATTGTGGCAATCCCTGATAAGGCGGGTAAGACGAGAGTGGTTTATGAGGCCAACTGGTGGTTTCAGGAACTCCTGAAGCCAATCCATGATGACCAAATGAACTTACTCAAAAGGTTACCCACAGACGCTACTTACAACCAACTCGACATGAGTAGCCAAGTTGGTGTATGGACTAAGGAAGGAAGGGGTGTATACTCCTTCGACCTTAGTTCAGCCACTGACCGCTGGCCCATCTCTCACCAACACCTTGTAATGAAACGATTATATGGTGTTGAAGTGGCAGATTGGTGGTTGACAGTGATGTCTACACCAGCCGGAGTCAGAGGAATGAAGGAGAGAGTGGCATATGCAGTAGGTCAACCTATGGGAGCTTATAGCTCCTGGTCTACCTTTGCACTTAGCCACCATCTCCTGATTCTCTTCTGTGCGAGTAAAGTTGGGAAATCCAACTTTAAAGACTAC